CCCTCGCCGCAGCCGACCTCCAGGACGCTCGATGCCGTGCCGACCAGCGCGGCGGCGGCGCGGTATCTGGCGAAGACCATCGCCAGGTGCTCGGGCGCGTGCAGCCACTGATCGGACGCCGACGGCCCGAGCGTCACGCGTGCGGCGCCCATCAGTGATCAACCCGGTGAGCGAGCGTGACGCGGTCCACGAAGGCGTGCCGCGCGCCCCTGGACTGCCACTGCGAGATGCAGGCCCAGTCGGCCGTCATGCCGGCCCCGAACGGGAACAGGCCGTGCCGCAGGATCTCGGTCCGATAGAGCACGTTGGTGATCTGGCCGCACGTCGGCGGGTCGCTCCCGATCGTCTCGCGGCGTCCGCTCTCCCACCAGAGGTCGACCCTGGAGTAGGCGAAGTCGGCGCCGCTCGACTCCAGCGCCGAGACCAGCGCCTCGACGTGGTCGGGGTCCATCCGCTCGTCGTCGGCCAGCCAGCCCTGATACTCGCCCGAAGCGAGCAGCATGGCGACCGTCAGCGGCGCCGCGCAGAACGAGTCCTCGAGGAAGCTCGACCAGTTGCGGCCGAGCGGGACGAAGCGCAGCGCCACGTCCCGGCCCGGGTCGAGCGTCTCGGCGCAGTCGAGCGCGGCGACCGCGACGCGGGCCGTCTCGCGGTCGATGCCGTCGCTGACGATCACGTGCTCCAGCGGGCGGTACGTCTGCGCCCTGACGTTCTCGATCGCCCCGCGCAGCAGGTGCGGGCGCCGCCAGGTCGGCGTCAGCACCGAGACGAGCGGTCGGGTGGTCACCATTTGCCCCCTTGTAGCTCACGGACCGAGGTGCTATCCTGCCGCTGTCACGGGTCTCCTCGCGGTGTCGGATGGACGGGTCGGCGAGGGTCGGGCGGTCGTCGGGTCAGCGACGGCCGCCTTTTGCGTGCTCACGGCGTTTCATCAGCGCACCACCGCGAAGACCCGCTCGGCCGGGGCGCGAAGCGGCATGTCGTCCGGTCCTTTGATGTATGGGAGAATGAAGATCGGCCGGTACTCGCCGCTCGACGGGTAGAACTGCTGCCGCCAGTGGCCCCGGACGATCCAGCGGCAGGTCCAGGCTCTCGGGTGGCCGTCGGCGTCGTCGCCCTCGTGCACGGCCCGACGCAAGCGGACGACCAGGATGGCGGGCGGCGTGCGGGCCTTCGCTTTCTTGAGCCGGCGCAGCGCGGCGCGGTCGATGCCCTCCGGCCGGGCGACCAGGATCCGCTGCTCCAGCAGCGCGAAGATCGCCGCGACGTACAGGAAGAAACGCCACGCGGCGCGTCGCTGCTCGGCCGACTCGAAGACGGGCACGCGGCCCGGCGGCCGCTCCCCGGCCGCATCCGGATCGAGGTCCTCCATGGTGATCCGTGTGCCCTGCTCCCAGGTGAGGTTCAGGAGCGGCCGGATGCGTTGCCAATCGCGCGGGTCGCCGCCGTAGACGCCGATCAGCAGCGTGTCGGGCCGCGCGGGTGGCCCGGCCCTCGCCCGGTGGACGCCCCAGGTCAACGCCACGACGTGCGGGAAGCCGACGGTGGACGGCAGCGGTGCTTCGAACCAGCAGAATCCGAAGTCGGTGGGCAGCGCCTCGCGCCGCAGCGTCCAGGGCGGCATCTCGGCCGAGACCTGCTCGAGCAAGTCGCACATCTCGGGCAGCCAGTGGTACGGGTCGGCGGCGGCGAGGGTCAGCCGCTCGCCCTGGTAGAAGCTCCGCATGCTCACCTGGTCGGGCGAGCGGTCGAAGAAGGCGCGGACGCCGTCGGGCGTGGCGAGCCAGCGCGCGAATCGCCGCTGCTGCTCCAGCGCCTGCGCGTACCGACTCGCCATGTTACGCCGATCTCGTGAGCTCGGCGGCGTCCGTGACCGGCGCGAACGCCCTGACGCAATTCGGATGCTGGAGCGAGGCCGGCTCCTGGCCGAGCGGGAAGACCCGCCCGTCCATCGCCGCGCAGGCGGCGTCGAAATCCTCGCCGTCGTGGACGCGGACGCCGACCACGACGCCCGAGGCGCGGTAGCTGGCGAGCGCGGCCGCGTTCTGCGACGTCCCGAGCTCACTACGGGCCACCGTCTCGGCGCGCGCCTGGGTGAACGCCGGCAGGCCCCTGAGCCGGCGCGCCAGCTCCGGGATGCCCTCGCCCTGCTGCTGGCCGGCCACCAGCTCGGCCCGCACCTGCTCGCGGGTCGTGTCGGTGATCCCGACCACGTTGATCCCGGCCGCTCGCAGGAACGCCCGCGTCTGCGGATCGTCGAGTCCGAAGGCGACCCCGAGCTCGGCCACCACCAGCCCGTGCGTCAGGTCCAGCACGTCGAGCTGGAGCGGGCGCAGCATGGCCGCCAGCCGCAGCGCCTCGGTCTCGGGCACCAGCGCGTCGGCGTGGTCCGCGCCGGCCCGGAGCCGCCGCTGGACGCGGCGGAGCTGAGCGGCGAAGAAGGCCTCCAATTCGTCCGTCCAGTCCGGCAAGGCGGACTCGCGCAGGTCGGCGTACCGGCCGGGCAGGTCCTCGGCCGCCTTCAGAGAACGACGGGGCCCCTCGGCTTCGCCGCCTCCCCGTGTGGTCTCGCGCCGCGCCGAGAGCGTGATGAGCGTCGGCCTGGCCGAGGCGGCGGCCGGCTGCGTAGCCGGCGCCGGCGTCGCGGCCACCGCGGGGATCGCGTCGGCGCCGCCCCGCGGCTCCAGCCCGAGCTCGGCCCTGGCTTCGTCGACGGAGATGATGCCGGTCTCGACCAGCGTCTTGAGACGGACGGCGAGCGCGTCCTGGTCGACCGAGAGCGCCCGGACCTCGGAGGTGTCGAAGTCGACGACCAGCCGGCCCGAGGAGTCGAAGTCGGGCACGAGCTGGAGCGTGATCTGGGCGGCCAGCGCCCGCCAGAGCGGGATCAGCTTCATCTCGGTGAACGCTTCTCTGGCCTGGGCCACGTTCGAGTACGTGGCGTGGTCGAGCCCGGCCCCGAGCCCGGCCACGATCGCAGGCACCCCCAGCACGGCCGAGATGCGCTCCTCGGGCACCCGGTGCAACGTCTTCATGTCCATCTGCTCGGGCGAAAATCCCAGCGCCGTGAGCTGCGCCCCCGGCGAGAGCACGGCCGCGCCCCCGACGTTGTCGCCGCCGTAGGCGCCCGAGATGCGCGCCTTCAGCTCGTCGGCCTGGTCCTGGGTGATCGGCGGCGCCTCCTTGTCGAACGAGAGGGTCAGCCCGTTGATCGCCAGGTTCGCCAGCAGCCGGTCGGCGTAGCGCGTCGCCTGCTCGTCGGAGCTGACCTCGCGCAGCAGCTGGCGCAGCGGCGAGACGCCGACGCGGTGGTCGACGTCGTTGAGTCCCAGCCGGAAGTGGACCATGTCGGCCGGCGGGATCTGCTCCTGACCGCCCGGCGAGAGCCAGTAGCGGTAGTAGCTGATGAAGTCGGTCGAGCCCTGCTCGGTGAACACCTGGACCCGGGACGGCGAGATCGGCCAGAGCGCGACCACGTTGCCGCCGGCACTCCTGAGCTTGCGCCAGTAGGCGTTGCCGTCGACGTGCAGGCAGACCGAGGCATACGCGAGCAGCGTGTCGAGCGTGTAGATCGGGTTCGGCGATGCCAGCAGCGCGCCGAGCGGCGAGTCCTCGACCTCGATCCGGTCGCCGCCCGAGACGTCGTACACCTCGAGCTCGGGCTCGGCGACGGCGGTCGCGATCGCCTGGAGACAGGCGAAGACGGCCGAGTTGCCGGAGCCGGAGCGGATCGACAGGGCCGCGTTGGGCAGGCTGCCGATCGTCGTCGCCAGCGTCCTGGCGGTGAACGCGACCGGCGCCGGCTGGATCGGCGGCGACGACTTCCGCTCCCTCACGATCGGCAGCCGGTCCCAGCCGGCCGGGGCCTTGCCGGCATTGAGCGGGCCCAACCAGTCGAAGATGGACATGTCGGCTCACCTCCACCTAGTAGACGTATACCTGTCTCTGGTCTTTCACCATGAGCCCCGTTAGGCTCCACACTAAGGCATCCAGTCTATCGGGGCTCGTGCCGCTCTCGGGCGTCCAGGTGGTGAGCTGCTCCTCCAGCTCGGCGAACACGTCGCAGTGCGAGACTCTGCGCTGCTCGTAGAGCGCCGCCACCGGCTGCGCCCGGATCGCCTTGCCGCGGCTGGCGTGGACGGCCTTGTACGCGACGGTGACCCCCATGGCCACCGCCGCCGTCCGAATGACCGACTGGACCATGTCCCCGCCAAAGTTCCCCTCGCCGATGATCGCGTCGGCCTCGAAGTCCAGGTACGCCTGCACGGCCCTACGCCCCCAGCCGTCCGGCGACAGCCGGCAGGAGCGGTCGGCCAGCACGTAGCCGCGCCCGTCGGCGCCCAGCCCGCAGACCACGATGCCCTGCTCGTCGTGCTCGGCCGAGGCCCCGCCGCTCGGGTCGACCGCCACGACGACCCGCGCCAGGTCGGGAGGCTGTGGCGCGCGGTGGATCATGGCGTGGGTGAACAGCGCGCCTTCGACGTCCAGCACCCACTCGGCCTCGAGCTCCTGGCGGGCCAGCCTGGCGGTGTACTGCGAGCGCAGCGACCGCGCGTACTCGGGCGGCAGGAACGGGTTCGCCGCCGTGGTGGCCCGGACCAGCGCCGTCTCCTCGGTCGCCTCGGTCACGAACACCCGTCGCGTCCAGTTGACGCCGCCGCCGGGGCCGACGTTGCGCGGCTTCGGCGTGGTCGTGACCCAGCACGGCCCGGCCCGGCCGTGCTCCCTGAGGCGCCCGATGACGATCGGCCAGGTGTCGGGGTGGCAGAGCGCACCCTCGTCGATCCAGGCCCAGGACGCGCTCGGCCCCCTCAGCCGCTCGGGGTCCTCGGCGGACCTGAAGATCGCCTCGGCGCCGTTGGCAAGCTCGACCCGCAATTCGTCGCCCCGCAGCACCTGCGTCGCCAGCCCGTGCCCGCCCCAGACCTCCAACGCGGTCCGCCAGGTCGCGTCGCGGAGCATCCGGAAGCTCGGCGCCACCACCAGCCCGAGCGAGCCCGGCCGCAACGAGCGCAGCGCCTTGATGGCGCCGGCGTACGTCTTGCCGCTGTTGTGGTGCCAGAGCCCGTGCGCCGAGTAGTGCGCCCCATCGGGCACCGACACGTCGTAGAACTCGCCGTGACGGACGAAGGTTATGTCTGCTATCTCATCCCACGATACCTTACAATAACAGCATGGATCGGAAGCAGTCGGACGAGGCCATCCTGGCAGCGTTCGAGGAATTCGGGAATCAGCGACGGGTGGCTGAGCGGCTGGGACTGAGCCAGTCCACGGTATCGGCGCGCCTGCGCAGGTTAGGCATTCACGTCGGCAAGGGCAAGGCCGTGACGCACCGCCTGCCGATGGATGAGGTTGCGCGGCGCTACCGAGCGGGCGAGTCGACCATTGAGCTTGGCGCGGCATATCAGGTCGATCCTGAGGTGATCCGACGGCGGCTGCACGTGCACGGAACCGAGCGCCGAGGACTCCTGGAATCGCGTGCCCGTGGCTCGAAGAATGCCCAATGGAAAGGTGGCGTACGGGCCATGCACTGGTATCGACGAGAATCGTATGAGGTTGCCGCCATCTGTCTCGGCCATCCGCTCCACCCGGCCTGGGTGATCCACCACGTGGACGAGAATCCGCACAACAATGACCCGTCCAATCTGGTGCTGTTCCAGTCGCAGGGCGATCATCTGCGGCTCCATCAGCGCCTACAGATGCTCCGACGCCGAGGTGCGCCACTGGACGCCATCCGGATGGCGTTAGAAAGCGGTGGCCTGCGGTTACCACCACCACCCGCCCCGATCGTGTTCGGACGCGATATAGATCCGAGCGCCCTTTTCGAACGGCTGGCGTCGCCCACGCCGTCCCCGTGAGCGTCCGGACGACCGACGGCCACGACAGATCCGCGACCGGGACGCCCTCGATCAGGGTCTCAGCGGCAACACATCCAATGCCCCCAAGCATGAGGCTGTAGCGGGCGTCGTCCGCCACGAACGCCGCCTGCGCGGCAGATACCCGGAAGTCAAGACGCGGCAGCGTCGTCGTCGGCATCGTCGCCCCTCGCCACCCGGATCAGGCGGATCTCGAAGCCTCGCGCGAAGTCGCCGGGGCCGCCCTGCTCGGCACGGGCCACCGGCTTGCCGGCCACGCGGTCCCAGATCATCTCCAGCGCCTTCATGTCGCCCCTCAGCGCCTGCTCCACCAGCACCCCCATCAGCGCGTTCGCCTGCTTCGCCGTGAGCTTCTTGCGCAGGGCGTGCAGGAGCGGATCCTTCGGGCGCCCGCCCGGGTTGCCGCTCCGGCCCGGCTCGAACCTCACCTGTTATCCCCCTGTTCTCAGGCGGTCGATCATCGCTCGCCCCCGATCGCGGCCGTAGCCGGCAGCGAGCGCCCGCTCGGTGCGCTCCGGGTCGTCGGGCCACGGCCAGTAGCCGGCCGCGACCAGCAGGCGGTCGGCGTCCGCCCCGTCGAGCTCCAGCGCCCGCCCGAGCGCCTCGACCATCTCCCGTCTCGGGACGTGCGGCGACGCTTGCCCGGCTGCCGGCCGTTCCCGCTCCAGCCGATTGACATACCCCGGGTCGATC